CGTGAGTGGCACGGCTTTCCACAAGATTTTCACGATCTTTATGGACGAATAACGTGTCTAATTCGTCAAGTATACTACGGGCTCTTTTCTGCAAGTTCTACTCCAGTTTGTTATATTTATTCGGATCGCCAAGTTCTCTTACTGAGTAGTCGCCCTAAGTCCCGCCAACATTTGCTTGAGTTTGTTACTTTGTGCTTCCCCACTTACTTTACCCATTATTTCGCCGGTACTAGTATCAACTACATTACCACTGGTATCAACACTTCCCACGGATTTAACTACACTACTACCAGTTTTAATTTGATTCATGATAGTGTTTGCGATCCTTGGCGGGCCACCGGCACCACCGTTATAACTATCTTGCCCTTCTGGGCCCGGATCAGTGATACGCATACTTTCAATATTGTATTCGAGATCGATCTTCATGCCAACGCCCGTACTACTACGTGATTTCATACACTGGAGTTGATACCGACCACGTTCTTTCATGGCACGGCTGGTAAAGATACCAAACACGTTATCTGCTGTATTAATCTTACTAATACCACCAGCGATATGGCTGTGATCAAACTCAATTTCCTCTACCGCACTACGATTTAACTGCGACGCTGTCACAAACAATACATTAAGTTCTTTTGCTAGATTGCGTAATTCTTCTGAAACATACTTGTCTTTGATAAACTGATCATTGGGATTGACTTTGATACTAACTGGCATCAACAAATCTAAATAGTCAACCATGACAAAGTCGACTTTAAGTTTAGTTTGGATCTGTACTTCTTTCAAGTAACTGCGTATAGCATTGATATTGCTTTGTGCCGGGAATCCCTTGACACGATATTGTCCAGCTTTCTTGGACACCATACGTACTTTAAGTTCTGTCGTATCTATGTCTTTGCGGATATCTTTCGTTCCCATGCCAGTCAACATAGAATCGGTACGCAAACTGGTTAGTTCTTCGCTAAGTTCCAGGGTAATATAAACACCACTGAGTCCTGCTTGCAACCAGTTCAATGCTATGTTCATCATGACAAGGGATTTACCCGACCCCGAGCCTCCGGCAAAGAGGTTTAGTTCTCCGCGGCTCATACCACCGTATAAGATCCGATCCATAGTGGGCCAACCTGTGCTCACTTGACCACCGCTGTTAAAGTATTTGTCAATGCGTGTGCGTGGGCTTTCAAAATAATCTGTGCCCATGTCTTTATTCAAACTGATCTGCACCGCATCTTTGATTAGTTTTTCAACTGGATCATAATCTCCGGCTTCGAGAAGGTCAGCGGCCTTTAGGATGGCACGTTCCAATTCATTGCGTCTACTGAATCCTTCAAACTCAGATAGAAACCAATCAACGTGGCCTTCAACGAGATCGGGTACTGGTTTTAGTTCTACTCCTGTTGTTGCTTTGATTTGTTCATATGTGGGTAGCGTTTTATGATTATCACAATGCTCTTTCATGAACTGTGCCACAGCCTTGAGACTGCGATCAAAGTTTTCTGGATTATAGATATTTTGTACCCGCACATAACTCTGTGCATCTTGCATCATCATTTCTAGAAACAATTTTTGTAAATCTGGAGAATATTCTTTTGTCATAATTTTGGGCAATTAAAAGTACAATATGCAGGAGGTGTTACTTCTATTGTGTTGAAAAATTCGGTAGTTTCTAATATCTTGCTAATAGTAGTATTACTTATTTTGTATTGGTCCTGATTTTTATAAAACTCGCTTTTATAATAAAATCTATAATCCCCGACCCAACAACAGGGCAAATAGTATCCGTCGGCTGAAATAAAATGCAATGAATTTGTACTTTTACACATTGGACTTATTTCAATATTTCTAATTTTATCATGTTTCCACCGTATAATAGATTTATCTCTGTTTCCGTTCATTGATCCATTATATAATAGTGTATCGTCTATATTAACATATTTGTTGGGGCGGAGCCAATCATTGTCTATCCATCTATCGCTATTGTTTAATACAAAGTCATCCATACCTAATTCTTTGCTTAATTGTCTTGTTTGCTCAATATCATTTTCGTTAAACGAAAATATAATATATTTCCAAACTATTTGTGCCGGGCTTTTAACCATAATTTCAATACCTTGCTTAATACTAGGCCAATTAGCATTGACACGATATTGAGTAAAATTTTCCGGAGTGCCATCAATTGAAAAATTTACAATATCGTTGTTGTCTAGCAGACTTCCCAGGGTTGTCCACCAGTCTAGGGTTTTATAACTGCCATTTGTGTGTAATTTGATTACTGCACCATTATCTTTGATATATTTTATTAGATTAAACAAATCTGGATAGTAAATCGGGTCGCCATAATTTCCATTTAGTCCAAAACTTAGACCTGTAATATCAATATCTATAAACTTTTTCAAATCATCTAAATTTAAATTTTTATTATCCCAGTTTTTATTCTTAAATGTTTCTATAAAATTAGTACGAGGACATCGTGGGCATTTTAATGTACAAAGGTTTGTAGGTTCAAGGTGGAATCCTTTTAGTTTACTAAGCATTTAATTTCTTTTTAAGTAACTCAATTTTAAGACGACCGGTCTCTTTCCCTGCGAGTATCGACTTTATTACAAATAGTTTACCCAGTTTTTCCACTGCTTCACTTACATCCTTATAATCTTTTTGCCAAATTGGAAAACTCACACTCCAACCATATTCCAATGCATCATCAATTAGCTTTTTACCAGATTTATCTCCGTCGGGCACCACGATAACTTCTCGTCCTAGGCTATCAATGATGTCGGCTTGTATTTCACTACATTCATTGCTCAATACTGCAACACCATCTACTGCCATGGCATCAAATGGGCCTTCGCTCACTATAACAAACTTGCTGTCGTGCTTTTGTCGATCCACATTGAATACATAATTAGGTTCATAGTTAGAATGATACTTGGGTTTCACCGTATCATCAAACGCTCTTGCACTATATCCAATTATGTTTCCTTTCCAGGTAAACGGAATAATCACACGCTTATGTAAATTGTATTGGGTTTCTGGAGTCCAGTAAAACGGATACTTTTGGAAATCAATCAGTCGGTTGGAAATATACAGAACCGCATTATGATATCCTTGCGGGACGTCTTTATCGTCATTTAATGTATAGAAGGTATTTAATGTAAAAAAGTCCTGTGCCTCGTCGGGCAAGGGTCGTGGCTTAAAGTCAATTGGTTCTACTTCTTCTATTACCGCATCCGGTGATACTATGTCTTTAACACGGATAGCATCAATCACTAATCGTTTGATTTCGTTTTCGCTGGCGCCAAGCCAACCGAGTAGCTTTCGAAACTTATATGTTAAATGTCTGCCGGGAACGTAACTGGCTTTGAAATTGCAATTAAAACAATGAAAGGAACAGCCGCCATCGGCGTTTAGGATCATGCCGCCTCGCCCACGGGTGTCTGCGGATTCGCCATTATGGTGACAGCAAGGTGCCATAAAACTAATCCAACCGGACGTAGAATTAGTTTTCTTTTTTGCGGGCAATAATAATTTAACTGCGTCTTGAATAGAGTTCAACATTTCTACTAGTATAGCAGAATTTTTGGACTAGGTCAACGGGTTAGGCTACCGATACAGTGGTGTCCAGTATGCTGTTGTACCAATTGTTACACGAGCCCATGCCTGTACCGTCAACGTATTAGCAGGGAATCCCGTATTGCCAGTTAAACTTATGTTGGCCGTAGTAATATTACCGGTATAAACTGGCAGGTATGATGCAACATTGGCATTAGCATATACTTGACCTTGTAATGTAGTGATCGCAGAAGCTTGAGTTACAGCATTGGCATTAGCATACGTTTGGTATGATGTTAGTGTTGTTTGATTAACAAGTATAACATTACCGCCCACAGTACTGCCATCGTGTACACGTAGAGTTCTTAAATCAGTATCATAAGTGACTTCGCCCAAGGGACCTGTATATGCGGCACTTTGTACAGTATTGCCACGCTTTAATAGTATGTGGCCCACGTTTGCGTATACAGTCATAGGGTACCTCCATCAATAATAACTTCTGAATCTTGTGCAACTGCTTCTGCCCAATATGCTGGTAGTATTTCTAGGTCCAAAGGCACACCATAATTATCATCAATATAAACCGGTTGCTCTGTGCTATCTGATGTTTTTATAGTTTTAAATGTTAGTTTGTAAAAGCGATTTTCCAAGGTATTGATAGTACCTTTGTCCAGAGTAAACGTACCTTGCCCAATAGCAACATTGGCAAAAGTAACAGCATAAGTTTCTATGGTCACTTGGTTGGTGGGATCTTGTATGCTGGCTTGAACAGTATATCCTGTTAAATTAACATTCTTCTGATCTTGATTCTTAACCAAGACTTGGATTGGATTGTCTATACCTTGATAGACTTTAATTGGGCGTGAGTACATAATTCTGTTCCGATTCGTAAAAATAGTAGGATCCATAATATGGACCTCGGCGGTGTTTGAATATAAATAAGTTTTGATAGTCTGCATTATTGGTTATCTTTAAACATATTTATCGGAATCATGTGGAAGAACACTACAAGCAATTACTTAGCCAATACCCATTTATATCGTATGTTACATACGGTGGCAATGAATATATTGGAATCATACAAAATTTTGATGAGGTTATTACAACCATTTATGATTTTGGATTACTCAGGGAAGAAAAACATAAAAAAGTGTTTTTGTCTTTAGGCGAAACATGGTGGTGGGAAAGTAATAGGCTTATACCCATTAATGTGTTTTTAAAGCAGGATTGGGTTAACTTCCGCGTATGTTTACGTACTATGAATAGCAAAGACGTGGAAATTAAGATGGGACCTTACGTAAGCCTTAAAGAAATGGCTGCTAAACGTAGCAAAAGAAAATCAATTACCTTGATCCGTAGAATCACTTAATAGATTCATATTTACAACTACAAGATGTGCGTAGGCCACAGAATGGCTACGCTTGAAGTAATAACTGTCGTCCTTGGGTTTTTCCCATACTGTATCCCCAACTTCTTTCCAGGTACGTCCCACTAAGTGGCGCTTGCCCGGCCTTATGATCGCCAACAACATGGCCATCCTGGCGATTGTGTTCACAGCTTCGGGCATCTTAACCAACGTATCATAGTGATTACCTATGTGGATGAGTTTGGAACAGAAGTCTTGTTCGTATAATCTATCCCACTCGGGTTCGCGGGACATCAGCTCAATTAAATGTTGTTCACTCTTTATCTGGGTATATAATGATACGTTCAAAAAGTCTAGCTTTGTGTAACCACGATCCTCTGCCACTTTGTAATCTAGGCTTGCTATGTTGGCAAATGGATCCGTGGGGATATCGGTCACGTATACGCCAGTATTGTGCTTGACCAATGTATCATCTCTTAAAATGCTCGCAGGGATATGTTCGAGCAAGGTCAATGCTTGTGTGCGATCACCAAAATCTATGTCAATGTCCGACTTAAATTTCATAGTCCGGCCTTTGATAGTGTATCCTTGGTCCACTCAGTGTCGGCTAAGTAGTCTTTGAACTTACGTTGCCAATGGTCTGGATCAATATATGGTAAAATTATACCAACTTGTTCTTCCGTGATCGATCCAAGGAACTCAACTCCCGAAGCACAATTATATACGACCCAAGGGCTAATGCGGCCTGTTGATATATGATATAGGATACGATTACCATTACCGTACCGGAAATAATCGTTAAACCCGTTCTTGAGTTCCGGATGGTCTTCTGCATAGGTTAGCATTTCATTTAATGCACGTTCCAATGCATCTTGTACCGCTTCTTTTTTTAGATATTCAAGCAGCCATTCTTCATACATACTATCCTTGCACCAGTGATCTATTTTCTTATTATTACGGAGTAACCAATCAGTAAAATTAGTAAAATTAATACACCGTATAGATTGGCAGTACCTTCCATATTTGATGAAAGCACCATAATAAGAACTATTAATAAAGTCTGCATAGCTTTTTAGTTTTGCACTGCCCTGTGTCACTTCATAGAAACGTAGATAGGACTTTAATCCTAGCTGCACTCCTACTTCTTTTTCCTGCTGCCAACGACGTTTGGGCTCACACAAATGCGCCACCAAAGTCGATTCTTTACGAAATAATTTTTCGCAATACTTACATTTATACGTCTTTTCTAATTCGCTCATCCGTCCAACCGTGTTTTCGAGCCAGGCTTTTAATATTGTCTTTATCATTTAACTTAGCCAATAGTTTAATATCGTCGGGTTTGAGATGCGGGAAAAGTTCCTCTAGTACTTTTTCCCCTTTACTGTTTGCTTTATCTTTCTTTGCTGCCGCTAACCATTTATGATACTTTTTACCTTCTCCGGGACTTACTGTTGTTGCCATCAACCAATGTAACTTTTTATGATCCTTACTACTTATATCAAAGAAGTGGGTATTCAAGTTCTCATTTGTTGCCATAAGATATCGCACTTGTGAAGCCAAATCCCCATCAACTGTGGCACCCCATCGTATCATTAAATACGGTGCAAACTTTTTCTTCTCTTCCTCATTTAGATCGTCAAAGAAATTCCGATCCTTGAGATCAAATGCAGCCATTTCATTTGCTATACTTAGCTTATCTATTGTCATTTTTGTGGTCGATTAATTTATAAAACATTATAACACGATCTAGTTCTTCGTGTAAAGCAGGATGGACTTTTGCCTTGCGCCGAATATCATGCCATAGTTGATCTTCGCGGATACGCTCAATTAAACTTTGTCCATCTGCGGATGATGTGCTGTTGACTATTACACCGGATGCCACTGTGGAGGATCCTCTCCTTTAACCAATTCATATATAACTATAGCACGGTCAACTGCATCTTTAAGAGTTGGGTTTGTTTCAGCCACTGTCAGTATATCCAACCAACGGGATTCCCTATCTACTTTTTCCAAGTGATCTATCATGTCCAGTGAATACCCGATCAGGAATCGTTCAGATGGTGGTGCGCCGGCTTCTCTGGCATATGTGCTTTTGCCGCCGTCTGGGCTTTCATAGATATATGTGGCGCCGGGCTTTAGTCTGCCCATCAGTGGTTACGCTTTCCGTCAAATACGCAATTAAAAATCAAATTAGTATCGCCGTCATTGATGACTTTATGGAATGCTCCGTCGGGTACTAGCACTATACTGCCGCTGCCGACACGGAATTTCTCCTCATCAACAATCATGATTCCCGACCCGCGGGCAAATATATATACTTCTTCTTGTCCTGGATGTGCATGTCCGGTTGTCATCTTTCCCCTGTATAAGCAGGTCGAGCTCAATACGAGATTGGTTAGGGTCTTGTTATCTTTAAGTAGATATGTTTCGTTATCTTTAACTACTTCGCCACCGATGTCATGTTCATTAAATAATAGTTTCATATCACCACACCTTACTGTAATCAACAACCTCACTTTGGCGGCTGATGTCTTTAATAAAATAAGCGCAAATAGGATCTGCCCCTTCGGTTAACGGAACCGCAAGTAACTGTCCGGGTTTAAGTTTGGGAAAGTACCATTTTACATCTTGGTAAATGTCCACGATCTCCACTGGATGGAATTCTGGTTTAAAACTCGATCTTGGATTAAAGCAAAATACGCTAAAGCCTCGATCGTTTATGCTGGTTAGTGGGACTACTTCGAGATCTCCAAAGTCCGATTCTCCTATTAGCAATTGCCAATCCACTGGCATGCGTACTGTGTGTGGACCAATGCGTAATATCAATGCCGGACTATTAAATGACTCAAGGAAAATCAATGGGATATAAAAATAGTCTGGTTCTTTTGGGTCACTGTTATCAAGTACGCAAAACCTTACTTCGTCTATCTCGTCGGGTATTTGATCCATTGGATAGGATGTATTATCTAGTGTTAAAATTCTCATATTGTAAGGTTCCTGTTAAAGTAATTATAATACACTTCGCAGGTACTTTGCAACCATAGATGATGTATTTTATTCATTGCCACTTGGCTTTCTCTACACTAAACGGATAGTTGGCATCTTTATAAAACTGTTTGCGCTTAGTTAAATGTCTTTTTGCGAATTTACAGGTGCTGGTGATGTCCCAGATTTGAACGAAGTCTTTGTCCTCCGCCTTGCGAATACCACGCCCGATTGACTGGATAACACGTACAAAGGATTTACCCGGTTCAACAAGCACAAGATTGAAAATGCGAGGAATGTTGATACCAACACTAGCAACACCATAGGTAGCAATAATAATTTTATCACTGCTAATAGCAACCTCATCATATTCATCCTTTCGGTCTTTGGCCTTAGTTGACCCACTCACAAAAACTGCATTCTCTAATCTCTCAAGCAATAGCTTACCAGTGGCAATACGATCTACTAGAACCAAGGTATTTCCTGTCGCATTAACTGATTTAACCAGATTAGCGATATAGTCCAACCGTTCTTCTGTTTCTGTCAGATACTTTAATTCACTTTGATAGTCTTTGTATTCTACACTATCCGCGAGCTGTACTATATTTACGTGACAATTGGCCAAATGCCCGGCTTCTTGAAGCGTACTTGCGCTCAATGTTCCTACCACCGATCCAATCCCGCAAAATATACTAAGGCGGTTGTAGTCTTCTTTTGGTATGGTTCCAGTCAATCCCCACCGAATTGGAACACTTGCAAAAATTCCGGTCAATAATGTTTTAAGGGCATCAGCCTTGGCCATGTGGACTTCGTCAACCATGATACATACTACACCCTCAATGAAATCACCAATGGTAAATTCTGCATCTCCACTCTTGGTATTCTTTAATAGGATGTTAAGGCTTTGCCATGTACAGATGGTATGTGTTTTGCCAAACTCTTTCCTGTCGCCAAAATATACACCAACATCAAGTCCGAGGTTGATGTAATCAACCTCAGTTTGTGTAACTAGACTTTTGTTTGGTACGATGATAATGCTACGCCCATAC